GGGGTTGCCAAGAATCGTCAGACAGAAGGGAGTCCGCCAATAACCCTCAACAACCCCAAGCAGCAACGCGCATCAATCAGATTCAATCGCCCAAACGATAGAGTTAGTACCCCTGTTATCAATGAATTCAAATCTACTATCTTCTGTCCATGTTGCAATATTGAGCAGTTGGAATGGATTTGCTGGATCGCCTGTATCGTACCAGCCCCCAAACAAACCAAAGACAATGAAGGGGAAGTTTGCAACCTTGTCTCCCCCTTCTGGATATGCAAGCGTATCTCTTGTATCTCCCCTATATTGCCATCTAACGCCCAACCCTAATGAATGGTCATATACTGTTAATTCAGATTGGACAAAATAATTATGATGAAGACCAATTAATGCAATCTTTGTTCTGCTAGTCCCTGGAATTGGAATCGCAGCAATATCTTTTGTTGATCCCGAAACTTCTCCATATTGCCCCAACGTCGTCCAAGGTCCATCAAAGGTTTCTTTATACCAAACTGCATGAGTAAAGGCAGCAGGATGATGCCCGCAAACATATAACTTCTCTCCATTTCCGTCATGATCGCCTAAACAAAACCGTTGACCCCATAGCAACTCTTGACCATCAACCATTGGGGGAGCCTCAGGAAACCAATCAACTGCAACTTCATCATATCTCCAAATTGCTGAGAATACTGAAGGAGCAGAATCTTGATTAGTTTGATAACCGCAAGTAAATAAGACCCCATCAAATACAATGATATGATTCCACCAACCAATAGTTTGCATATTGATTTTGCTTGGAGCAAGACCATTCCAAGTCTGCAATGCATCATCCCAATAATCCAAGTTGTTTCCGTTTCTATGACTAACCAATACGTTAGGATGATCTGGAGCGCCTAATGGAAACTCTGTTATATGGTCAACCTTTCCTATGTAACCTGCTCCTTTAGCAACATCAATCATATTCTGATATTCTGTCCCATCCCAATAACCTATATTCCTTGCAAATACTATTGGATCTGGAATTGCTTCATCAATAGGGTTGAGCATTTCGCTAAAGTTTCCGCCTATGTAATGAAAGTTGTCAAACCCCTTGAAGACTGCATATACTCCCCCATAATCACTATTCCCCAACACGTTACCTGATATGCCCCTGCCAACTGCCTTCCATCCCTCAAGAGTTGAATAGATTGCAAGACCTTCAGCATAGACTTCATTAGCAGTATCAAACGATCCGCATACCATTGGCGTATTTGGTCCCAACTCAGGGTCGTTGATAATAGTTATCGCAGAAGCATCATTGTTGAATCCGCCTAATAGTTTGCTTCCAACTCCCCCAAGGATAGGCGTAAACGACTCATCAGGAAGCATTGCCAAGATATTGTTATGGGGAGCATCCTTTGCAGGGACATGAGCGCCTGCATTGGTAAACTTGCCGCCTATATGGATTTGTACTCCATCGCCTGAGTTGCCATATGCAACAGCATGAATAGAGTTATTGACCAACGCAGTTATATTTATGTCTGTCTCTCCATAGACTGCCCATTGCTGCGTTGCTGAATCAAACTCATACAACCTATGCTTCTCGCCTACTCCCCCTAGCTCGAAACCAAAAGAATAGATATGAGCATACAGTTTACCATTCAAGACTTCTAAAACTCTTGGGGGTTGAGTAGGTCCTTCCTGTCCCATTCCTGTTGATTGATATTTGTTGGTTGCATCCCATGCGACAAAGTAATAATAGTTGGCATTGCCTGCATCAACTGTTGTGCCCGCATAACTAATCCATATGTCTCCATCATAATATTCAATGTCTATGCCTTCTCCATCAATACCCTGATCGAAGTCACCCGCAAGAGAAGACCAAACAAGAGTTGTAGTATCCATCCTTGCAACGTGGTTGCATTTGATTCCGCCAATCTCAGTAAATAAACCTGTAACCCAAAAGTAACCATCTGCAACAATGCATGCATTGATAATGGGTTCATCTTCTGAAGAATCATTAATCAGACTGGCTCCATTTATCTCATCAATGACCCATGCTGCTCCATTATTCCAAATCCTTACGCAACCCAAGTTGCCTAAGACAGCAGCAGAGTCAAAGTTACCAACAACATAGATTTTGCTTGTATCTGAAGGGTCAACGCAAACATCCATAACCGTTGCAGAAGATGCTGCTAACGTAATATCCATAACAGGCGACATAACAAAACCGTTATGCATTGCAATGCCTTTGCCTTGAATTCCATTGAGAAAAGCAAAGTCACCAACAAGGATCAAAACGTCTTGATTGTTGACGCTTGCAACTGTTAGCGCTCTGACCCTTTCATCTAATGACCCTATGAATTGCCATTGATTGAGAGCAGGAAGAAAGCGAGAAAGATAAGCAACGTTTTGCTCTCCTGACCTGACAAACTTGCCTGCTGCATAGAGAAACCCATTATAGAATTGCAGGTCATCAACCGTATCATCTAATCCAAAGTCATTCAATTTCTCATATGCTTCATCTGCTACGTCATATCTTGCAACTCTATTCATTGCTCCATCAATCAAAGTTGAATTTGCATAAGTAAAGTTGCCTGCAACTAAGAGTTTATCTATCCCATCTCTAGGATCTGTCCAAGGAGTTAGCGCCTTGATATATGTTGCTGGACCTTCAAACGCGTAAAGTCTTGGACCAAACCCCCATATACCATTACCATTATCCCAAACCATCAAATACGAAGGCAATAATTTTGCTCCGCCAATATATAGCAATCCATTGAAACTTGCTAATGCTTCAACCTTTGAAAACGCGCCTGTTATGATAATGCCTGAATAGGTTTCTCCGTCAACTTGTCTAACCCATATTCTTCTGTATGCTGACCCATCCCATCTAACGATATTCCTTGCAACGTTTCCGTCCACTTCAGCAAAAGCGCCACCAATAATCAATTCATCGTTATGGTTTGCCATTGCATAGACAACGCCGCCATTGCCTAGACCGTCATTTGTCTGGACGCCTGATCCAACTGTTGACCAACTTGCTCCTGTCCATCTTGTTACGCCGTCTGCATCAAAGGGAGCAATATTAGCACCTTGCCCCCCTGCATATAATGAATCATTGAAGATATGCAAAACGAAGACAACTGCTAATTCATTTCCGCCTAACATTTGAGTAAACGACCCTGCTGCTTTGTTATATTTCCAAACTGCTGCGTTGCCGTTTAGCGAGCTTCCGCCTAACCATACTTCTCCTTCAAACTCAACAATATCAAAAATATCTGTCATTAGTAGTTGGTTTTCTGAATCATCAATATCAATCCATTTGTTTTCTGATTCAGACCATTTTGCAAAATGGGAAAAGAAGAAGGTATAAGTTTCATTTTGGGGGTCTGGCACCCAACGTAAGACGAAGTGACCAATGCCGTATAACTCTCCGTCATGGTCAATGATCTTTCTTGGAAATGCAAATTGGACATTTAATCCCAACCCTTCTAATCCTGGCTCTCTGAAAGTTGTCAACCAAGTTGCATTGACGACATCCAATGCAGCATTGCCTTCTGTATATTCTGATCCTGCTGCATTGAAACTGCCCCCCATCCAAAAGACTCTATCAACTCTTTGGGGTTGAGAGAATACATACCTTGGTATCAATGGAGATTCAGAAGACGCTTCTATGAATACTCTAACAACTGTCCCTGCTTCCAATCCATGAGCATCATCAATGAATAGGTTATGAGCCGTTATATACAACCCATCAGTTAGGATTGTCCAAGTCAATGCATCTTCTTTTGCGTCTGTGTTATTCAGAATGACTTGTTGTACCCAATATCGTTCATCTGAGTAATTGGATTCTGATTCTGGACCTTCTGTTTCTACTTGGGCGTAGAAATGCTGTCCTGTTGGGAGTATTCCTAAAGGGGGATTGCTCGTTAATTCGTCAACCCTTCTTAGAAACTCATGCAACTTCTCTGCATTGGATAGGGGTAATGCCTTCATCAGTAGATAAACTCATATCTCCCTATCAATGGAGATTCATCAGATGCAACGTGAAAGATTTGGAGAATCTGTCCAACTTCAGGGTATGTTGTTGATCTATTTGAAGCAGTTGCAACCAAGTAATCAGGGTCAGCAGGATCAACAGCAGACCAACTTAGCGCAGTTGTTGAATCGTCATCATCGTTATCAAGAAAGACCCTTGAAAACCATATTCTAACGTCATCTGAATAATCGTCTTCTGATCCTTCTGGACCTGTTGTTACTCTCTTGCCGTAGAAGTAGGAATCATCAGACAGATTAGAAATTCCGTCTTTAGGTAGGGTCAGTTGCTTAACAAGATTCAATGCGTTTTGGAGTTTCTTTCCGTCTTCTTTGGTAATACCAAAAACTCTATCAGGCATGGTTGATTCTCCCTTATAACCATTGCGTTAACTGTAATGGGGTAAAGTCTGCTTCAGGCAATACTGCGTAGACTCGATATGCAGGCGTTGCATCAATGTCTAACTTTGCCCCATTACCATCAAGATTAATGGGAGAAGTTACTGCTTTGCCTGCTTTGTCTTTTGCCCCTATGGTCTTCCTTGGGGTTGAGTTGTCTAAAATTTGGGTTCCCCTATCAAGAATCGCCTTATCCCATCCATAGGGACCATCATTGACAGCAATGGTATATGTTATCGTAAAGTATTTGGTCGTGACTGAAGATACTAATACATAATTGACAACAGGATCAATGGTCATCTTGACTGTTGCAATTCCCCAACCATTGTATGCTATCTCGTTGGTCGAATTGTCATAGTTGGTCAATAGACTCTCAATGCTTGACTCTCCACTAATCAACGAAGATGCCAACTCATTCCTAATAACCCTGTAAATCTGGATTCTCCTTGGGGTTGTAATGCCTGGAACAAAAGCATCCCCTGAAGAATTGACAACAGGTCTATCTGCTAACGTATTCTCTCCGCCTAACAACGTTGTTTCCTCAGTTGTTACAACTTCCCCCCAATATTGAGAAGTAAACAATGGAGCCTTTGCAACGGGTTCTTCAACTACTTCCTTATCCAATTCTAACTCAGGGGTTTCATTCCAAGGGAGAGTATCAGGTTCATCAGCAACGTCAGATTCATAGTTAACAGTTACTTCATAGACTGTCTTGATATCCCCTGTTGAATAACTCTTTGAAACAACCAATGCATTAGAGTCATCAGGGTATGCTGACCCTCTGTTAGGTATTCCTGATGCATTCAGGATATCAAATCCATAGATAGTTATATTGGATTGTACCTGAAAAACTCTTGTATAGTACTTCTTTCCTTCAGAGTCTAATGCTCCTGAATGGTTTGCTACTTCTGTAACGGTTGTTGCCATAATTCCCCCTTAGAATAACCTTACAACTGACAATGCTTGCATATTTGCCAATGCAGAGTTAACCTTAACTAATTCATCTGCTGTCTTTGTTTGCTTATCAAGTTGCTTCTCTTGAATAACATCAGTCTTAGTCTTAAAGATTGCTTCAAATGCTGATGCTGATCCTGCTAAGATTGCTCCTGCATTAACGTCTATTTCTTTAGGCGTCTTGCTGCCTGTCTTCTTAGTTGTTGTCTTCTTGGTTTTCTTATCCTTACCTGGAGCAACGGTAACTGCTGGAATCTCAATGGTCTTCAGTTTATCTTCTACCTTTGCCCTATTGACTGCCGTTGCAACGTCATCTGCCCAATTCTTAATCTTTTGAGAAGGCAACGGAGCAAGCCACATTTCCTCAAGGGTCTTTGTATTTGCGTCCAATTCCTCGTTCAATGCTTGGACAAGGAATTTAGCATCTCCCAAGAATGAGTCTTTCAGGTCAAACCCAAATAGATCCCCAACCTTAATGACAAGATTTGCAGTTGCTTCAAGACCCTTAACAATACCCAATAGAAGGAAGTTGAAACCAACCTTCAATGCTTGCCAAATGATCTTTAATGCTTCAAACCCATCAGCAACAAACCCAACAACTTTAATAATGACGTTGAATCCCTTGCTAATGAACTTCTGCGCATTAACCGTATCAATCCACCATGCAACAACCCTGTCAGATAATGAAGTAATGAATGGAGCAACCTTAGCAGCAATCTGAATTGCAATACCTTCAAACAACTTGCCAACTCTACCAAGAGAGTCATTCATCTTCTCTACGTTTGCTACGTCAACCCCATTAAGGGTAATCCCCAACTGATCTGCAAGATTCATTTGCTCCTGCAATGCTGCTGATCCGCCTTGCAGAGTATTGACCAATGCAACGCCTTCAGTATCAAACAACTGCATTGCAATGGAGGTCTTCTCTGCTTGGTTTCCAACGCCTGCAAAGGCATCTGCAAGAAGCAGCATGTTTTGGTCAGGGGTATTCATTGCCATTGAAGTTGCATCAAGGTTTAGTTCCTTCAACCTGTCTGCCAATGGTCCGCCTGATCTTGCTGCATCTGCTAACCGTCTTGTCATGCGTTGGATGCTTGTCGACATTGCATCAGCAGCAACGCCTGATTCTTCCCCTGCAAACTGCAACCGTTGGAGTTGATCTGTTGCAATACCCAACTTAGTTGAAGTCTTGCCAATCTTATCCAACTTATCGAACTGCTCTGTTACTGCTCCAATGCCTTTCTTGGCAAGACCTATTGCGGCTCCTGTTAGTTTCCTAACAACTGCTGATAGCAATTCAACCTTCAGACCTGCATTAAAGGATGCTTTTTCAAACCCCTTCAATGACTTCTTGCCAAGGTCTAAACCGCTTTGCAACTTGGTTGTATCTGCTGCAACATTGACTGATACGCCTGCAACTGATTTTGCCATAACTCTAACCCTTCTGCTGCTTCATTGCTCTCTGCTTTGCTTGGAGCATTGGTCTAACTGCTTTCTCAAATGCAGTCATTGCTTCTGCTGTCTGCATCTTCACTTCTGGACCCCAACGCATTAAGCAGTCATCCCTATTCTTCTGTCTTCCCTTTGCTCCAAATGCAAAAGCAAGGTTAGCAGTTGTTGCCATTACACCTGCTTGGTTGTAATCATTGCGTCTTGCTGTCCATAATCTGTCTGCAACATAGACTTCATATAGAAGCAACTCATTCATTGAGAAGGTTTGAAGTATCTCATGGACAGGAATTCCCAATTCAAAACTCAAATCAAACAACCATCTAATTCCTGAGTTAGATGCTACTTTTTTCCCAAGTCTTCTAAACCCTTATTGAAGTTGTCAGTATATGCAGTATTCAAGGCAATCATCAATGGAATAGATTGTCCAAGAATCTCTGAATACTTCTTTCTGTCTGCATCTGTCTTGACAATAGCAGACCCATCTTCATTGCATAATGCAGAAAGCATGGAATGAGCAGCTTGTTCTGGCTCAGGATAACTTCTTATCTTTGTCAATTGAGTTGGAGAAAGGGGTTTCAAGAAGAATACCCCCCATTCCGTATCAACTTTGACAGCAGTAATTGCTGCTGCTAACTTGTCTAAATTCTCTAACATATCATCTCCCTTCTATATGAATGTATGTTTATGCTGCTCCTGGAGTAAATGTAATATCTCCACTGATCTTAACTGTCATAGATGCAGTCATTAATCCATCAAAGGTAACTGATGGAGAATATGCAGTTACAAAACCGCTGAATGCCCATTTTGGACCTGTTGAATCCCCTGTTATTAAAGGGAAGGTTATTGTTACTGTCTCAACTGCTCCGTCTATGGGGGGGTCAATCTCTGCATCCAATTGGACATCTAAACTCAACTCTCCCATATCAATCATGCCTGGAATGAATGTCCTAAACACGGTTCCCCCCATGTAACTTGTATCAATGCTGTCTCTACTCATTGAAGCAGGATCAAAACTAATAATATTCGCCGCAAACCCTGACGTTCCAAAGAGAATGCTTGACCCATGTCCTATATCTGCTGCATTTGCCATAATGAATTTCCTTTCTTACGATCCGTCTGCAAACGTAATATCGCCTGTTATCTTTACTGTCATTGAAGCAGTCATTAACCCATCAAAAGTTACTGATGGGGAATATGCAGTTACAAAACCATTAAAGGTCCATGTTGCTCCTGCTGAATCTGCTCCAATAAGGGGGAAAGTTACAACAATGCTTTCAACTGCTCCGTCAATAGGCGGATCAATCTCTGCATCAAACTGAACATCTAAACTCAATTCCCCCATATCGATCATGCCTGGAATGAATGTCCTAAACACGGTTCCCCCCATGTAACTTGTATCAATACTATCTCTGCTCATTGAAGCAGGATCAAAACTGATAATATTTGCCGCAAAGGTTGAAGTTGCAAAAGCTATTGTTGCTCCATGCCCTATATCTGCTGCATTTGCCATAATGCTTATCCTTTCGAGTTTCTAACTCTTAACTTGAATCTGTCTTTCGATACCAAACGGTATATCTGCTGAAGACCGTATGTACGCCTTCATCTCTGCCTCTTCCGTCATCAACATATTCAGTATTCATTGACCCAAAGAAGATTCCCCTGATATCTATGTAGTCAATCTGACCTGCATAACCATCTAATGAGACATGAATTGCATCATGCAAATCTATTGCTTCCTCATACGTTTCTGCATCCATTACGAACTGAAACGTATCTTCAAATAGGTTGCTTGCCCCTGTCATATGCCTTGTCAGGTCAGAGTCTTCTATTGCGTAATGAAAGTTAGGCATTGCTTCCCCTTGATTTGGTTTTTGGGGGTAACAACGCAAGACGCTATTGGTCTTGTAAGTATCCATTGCAACAGACGTATCAAGCAATTCAACGATTGCTTGGGATATGGTTTCTGCAATAGGACTTTCAATAGGCATTATTTCTTGCTCATTTCTTTAAGTATTCTCTTGATATACTTTGTCCGTATGATTGCAATAGTCCTGTTCTTTGCTCTGACTATTGCTTTTCTTAGGTATCTATTTCGCTTGACGCCTCTTTTGGTTCCCTGATGCACCAAATGATGATATTTAGAAGGATTGGCAAATTTAGGTCTTCCATCTCTTGTCTGACCTATTTGCCTTCTGATATTCTTGTTGATACCAACGATTGCAACGTAGACTGCTCCATATCGTTTAGTAACATGGATAATATCTTCTTGCAGATATCCAAAACGTCTTGGAGCAAGGGACTTTGCAGCATCCTTAACAGGTTTTGCCCCTGCTGTTACGGCAGACCTGCTTACAGACTTCTGAATCTTCAAAGGCAACTTAGCGAACTTCTTAGTCAACTTCTTAAAGCCTTTGGTTTCCATTTTGATTACTTTTGCCATTAGTCTTCTGACTCACTTACGTCTATTGTCATATAGACTCCATCATGCCCATCAACTTCCTTAATGCCTTCAATGTTGAAGTATTTAATGACTGCATCTCTTGTCCATTTCAATCTGAGCAACTTAGTAAGGTCTTCTCTATACCTTGTTTCCATTACATGACTGTTGATAGATTCAGTTTGAGCAGAAACTAACTGCTCCTGACTATTCAATGCTCGCAACGATACCCATAGATAAGCAATGGTTTCCCATGACTTAATGCGTTGGTTATTGCCGTCAACCGTATTGGTATAGGATTGCAATTCCATGTAATGCTTGAAGTTGTCCGCATTGATCTTTGCCATTAAAAAACCGTAACCTTATCTTGATTGAGCAAGTATCCAACTGACCTGACTAACTCTTTAGTCATGTTGCCTGTTGCAATGGTTCTGTTGTCATACATATGCTTAACCATCATCAGGATTGCCGTTACATATCCTTCAGGGACAGCAGATGCCGCCCCATATCCTGAAACGTATGTAATGGTTATTGAGTTTTGATTAACTCTATGATCTGGATATTGTTGGTTGTAAGCAGGTTGCAACCTTGCAGGGTCTTGCTTGTTATCAAGTTGATATAGGCTGCTGCTCCAAGTTTGCGTTGCTCCTGCTGCATCCTCATGAGTAATGCTTGTTATGCTTTGGACAGGAGCATTAATCAACCATATGGGTTGATTGTAGGAAGGGAAAGTATCAAGATACATTGCAAACGTTTGCGTTACAAATGCTTTGCTTGCTTCTTTCTCTGCTGCCTGTCTTGCTGCCTTAATCATTGACGTAATCAACGCATCATCTGTTGTCGTTGTTTGCTTCAAGTAGTTCTTAGCAACAGCAAGGGTTACGGGTTCTTCAGTTGGAGCAACTGTTTGCTCAATGCTTAACATTCTTCTTAACCCTTCTTGTATTGGTTACTGCCTTCTCTGGTCCTGCTTCATCTAATGCAGCAGTCTCAACTATCTTCTTCTTGCGTCTTGTTGTCTTCTTTGCCTTCTTGGGTTTGTCAAGTTTCTTCAACTCATCATCGATATATGTCAACGTATCAAATGGTTCTTCTTCTGCGCCTGCTGTTGCTGTTTCAATCTCTGCGTCTATTGCTGCAATCTCTGCATCAATCTCATCATCTGTCTTTAGGCTCATTTCATTCATGATCTTTGCTTCTTCTGCTGGAATGGTTGGAGTATCAGCAGGCAATACATTCTTATATGTCCTGAAATTTGCATACTCATCTTCCCCATATTCGCCTACTTCCCCAAAGTCTCCTGTTGCTCCTTGGGTTTGAATGTAGACAAAAGGCAACTTCCAAAAGTCTTCAAGGCATTCTGTATCTTCTTCATCAGCAGCATATTCAACGCAACAATGTCCATCTGATTTGCATTTCTCAAGTTGCTCAGTTAATTCTTCATCAACTGAATCAATAGCATCTTCTTCAAGAAGTCTATCAATCCAACCTGAATGAATTGCATACTCTTTGCCTTCCATGAATGACCCTTCAGGGGTTGACCATGTTTTTTTCATTCTGACTATTAGATATTTCGATGCTAACATTCTTTCTCCCTTCAAAAGAAAAGGGAAAGGGGGTTAAATGAATAACCCCCAATTCCCATATCAGTTAAGATGCTTAGGAAGCATCCTGAGTTAGTTTCAATCGAGCAAATGCAGTTGCAAGAGTTGGTTTGCCGTCATGTTCCATGCGACCATACCAAATCCATGCATTGCCTGAGTAGTTGTTTTCTACTTCAAGAGTCAACCCAAGACTTTCAACGATTGTGTAATAGCTGAAGTCACCAATAACGACTGCATATGAATCAGTGGTAAAGGTTGTTGGAGCCTGACTTGATAGATGGACAGGAAGACCAACATAGGTGAAACCGCCTGCCCTGCTTAGGTCAGCTTGGAAAAGTGGACGATTGTTGCTATCTACTTCTCTTTCGAGAATGGAGAAGGCTTGACTATGCATTACAATAGATAGGCTATTCCAATACTCGCCCCCAATATCTCCCTTGCAACGTTTCAAACCGTCAGCAGAAAGAGTATCAGAAGAGTCTCTTGACGTTGGGATACCTGAAGCAGAAGCAGTAAAGATGCCCAATGGAGCAGACGAACCTGATCCTGTCATAAATCCTGCTTCTTCTCCATTTGCAAATGATCGTGACAATTTGTTTTGCAATGCTTGAGAAGTGCTTGCGCCGCTTCCACGCCTTGCAAGAGTCTTGCTGATGGAATAGCTTTCAGTCAATGCGATAGGGTCAAAGTCGACCGTATCAAATGGAGTTGAAGAGTCCAACGTTCCTGTTGCGGTTTCAGCCGCCCCATATACTGCCTGATCGATAGCAGAGAGTTTTGGAAAGTGGACAATATCACTGTTTGGCATACTGACTACGTTTGCAATTTGTCGCATCGTAGTTAGCTTGTCTCTGGCAGTGATAAAGGAATTCATCCATGCTTCAGGGACCGCATAGCCACCTGCTGCATCAGTTGCTTCGCCAAATGCTCGACTCTCAGGAAGCATGCCAAATAGAGAAGCATTACCTTCTCTCATATGTTTTGCAGGGTCTTCAAGCATTGACCTGAAGTTTGCAGTTTCCTTGACTGACCTGTCTTCCTTGGTTTCATCAGCAACATTGAATGCTGCTTCTGCTCTCAACTCTTTATGCTCGCCAAGTTTGGCATCAGCAGCATTCTGCGCTTCAGCATCATCTGCTTTGCGATATGCTGAGAAAGCTTCCTCATGCATCTTGTCTCGATTCTCGCGCTCATCTGCTGTCATTTCTCTGCCTTCTTCATTGGCAGTAACCATGAATTTGCGTGAATCAATGATTAACTTCTGTGCGTTGTTACGCATTTCCTTAATCTCGTTTTTCATTTTGAAATCCTTAAAATGATTGTTTCATTTAAGGTCTGAATGCAAAAAAGGCATGCAGACCATATGCAACCCCTTGCAACAAACAGGGGGTTAAATGTAGTCTGCATGCCTTGATATCAAGACTTGCTTATACGCAGGATCAAAACGCTTAGGATTGATAGCAACCCAACCAACTTAGGTCATAACGTCAGATACCCTTATTCACTTATCAAGTATTACATACTTCGTTTTCTATTGGTTTCCTTCTTGGAATCCATAAAACTTTGCTTCTGCTTCAATCTGCTCTTGCTTGGTTTGATCGTGCTGAATCCTGACCTGCAACGCAGCAGCATCTTCTGCCTTCAATGCCGTTGAATCTGCTTCAGTGTTCTCTGCTTCCTTCTGACCTTCAACCCATGCGTCATAACTTCTCAGGTCAACCGTAGTCTCTTGGTAGGCAGGATAGACAACAGGGGAGCAATCAAGGCAAGTTGCCTGATGAATGGTCCTGACCTGTCTGCCTTCATCGTCAGACCCCCAAGTATCGCCCCCTTTAGGGACAATGAAAGCAAATGACGATTGGTCTATATCTTTCCTTTTGAGCGCAGAATGCAACGCCTGAGCATTGGGGTTGCTCATGTCCAATTCAAAGGAGTAATGCAACCCC